CATACTTCGCTAAAATTAATTTTTGCGGAGTAGTTAATGAATTGATTGCTGGAATGATTTCCATTATAATTTTATAAGGTGGCCACTTATATCATTTTTAATGAAGTTGTCCATATCAGCAAAATTATCCATTTTAACTGAATTTGCATCAATTTGATCATACATATAATTTGTGTCAATAATGTCTAAACCGGTGTCGGCTAAGGCAAGTGCACGCATTAATGAATTATCTAACTGAGAAACTGAATTAAACTTGAAGTTTTTCGATAGGTACAGATCCACATCATAAAGTGATACTCCATAACGTGCTATAAAATCAACTTCAGTATTTTCACAAATACGAGGTCGTTTACTATAGCCAATTTTGTAGAGATCACGTTTAATAAGATTAGGATTCTGAGTTTGAAGAAAATTTGTAATCTTCTCGCACAAAAGGGGGAATTCCCAACATTCTGTCACAAGAGCATCTAATTTGCTATTGCGAAGAACTTTGAACTCATCATCATTACGCCACAGTTTAGCTGTAAGCATAATTTTACTCAAAACACGACCAGGTTTAGCAACATGAACAATACGTTGACATGTTCCATGACCAGATGGTCGATCAACTTCCGCTCGCATAAAAATACCTGAAAGATATTCTGATTGCGATAAGACGCTTGTTATTGGAGTAAATTTGATGACTGTTCCTAGTTTTTCAAGTATTCTTTCTTCAATAACGAAGTCACGAATCTGCTCTAAATCATGTTTAGAACCACATAAGTGAACATCGTCACCACAAACATAAGCAGTAGCTTGGTTCATGGCGTGCTTATTTGAAAGCATATCAAAAATATACATCCAAAAAGCATAATTGATTAAAGAATTACCGACAGTTGTGTTAGGATCTCCAGACCCTCGGGACACAGGGATAGCTACTCCTGCTTTAAAGCCTTTACTTACCATAATTGCTTTAAAATCACTTTGGCAGCGATCTATAAAATCATCCACATCATTTTGATGAGTTGGTAGGATAATTGAATAGACGATTCTCTCTATTTCCATAAGTGGTGCTCCTACAGTTGAGTCAAACTTACTAAAATCACCGGACATAAAATTAGGCTCGGCATATCTAGATTGAGTTTCTGACATCAATTTTCCTAGCTCATTACGATCCATACCACATGTGAAAATTACGCGAGTGCTACGAGAAACTTTAACAAGCCATTTCTTAACGGCAGCCATCATGGGACCGTTAGTGGCTTGTATGTCATTGTCGTTTGCGCAAATTACACGTGCAGCAGACTGATCATCACATAAACAAACTTCTGCTTTAAGAAAAGATTTACGAGTAGTATTATGAGTGCAAAAGCCTTCGAAAAGACGATCACAATTTAACTTCTTGTAAATACTCCACTTACGAGTATCCAACCATTCTTTGAATAGAGGGACACTTACAGAAAATGCATCAATGTTATTAAATAATTCTTCACAACGAAGAACAAATTTTTGCATTGATGGTAAATCTGCAACAGTAGATAATTTCATCTGACGAACTCGTTGAGCTGTAAGAAAATTTGATATGTTATTGTAAGGTAAAGAAATAGGCACAGGAATATAAGATCCAAGTGCTTTAACTGCACGTTGTGGTGTCTCTTTTAAAAGAGTTGCAAATAAAAAACTTGCACCTTCTTTTACAGTGACAACAGTATCGTGAGCTAATTGTCTATACGCTTTTACAATTTCATAACTGTAAATTGGAATACCACATGATACGAAAATCACAGTTAAAAGATAATTATGCATATTCATTATAAACATACATATCTTATCAAATGTTGAACTGTATTGAACATCATAAAATTTTTGATAAAATTTTATAACATTACCACGAAAACGCAATCTAATGCATTCAGTGATATACGTTATCAACATATAACTATAACTTGGAATACCAGTAGTAATAGAAATAAGATAGAAAGGTAATGTACTACTATAAACAACATATCCAAATATAGTTGTTAATAATGTACAAAATTGCTGGAAATATGAAGGATCATATCGGTGACGACATGATTCAAGGAATAGCTCAGAATTATTGTAATTGTACTCAGTAAATGTCTCCGTCAATTCATTAATGATTTGATTAGAAGAACGTTTAAATAATTCACTCAACCATTGTTCATTCTTTACAACTTGACACATAGTGTTAAAATATAAAGATGCGTTCAATGGATCCTTATCACTCCGCCGGAGTGATAAAGCGCGTTGCACTTTACCAGCTTCTTGTGGAGTGAGTCCGTATGAATGATATCGAAAACGTTTTGCATTTCTTAATACAATTATTGCAAATTCAGTACCTGCAATTGCAACGAATTCATACTTACTATTAAGGCCAATCACATCATCCCATTGGAATGTGCGACTTACGCCTCTGTAAGAATGAATAATAGAACCATTAACAACTACAGAATTCCCGCGAAGGATATCTGAGTTCCACAGGTTAAAATATACATCATTCCTACCACTATGTGAATAGCGGCGGATAACGTCGTTGGTTTCTACGCTTTCAATTGTAAAATTACCAATTGATTGCGAAATTGGAGTACGCTCTATTTCGTCATTTCCTGTTAAGGAAATGGAAGGTGCAACAGTGACAGGTGCAGCAAGCTGCGCTGCGGATGCTACAAATTTCTTTGTAGAATCTTCTAGTGGTTTGACAAAAACAGTTTCCTGTTTTGCTTCACCAAGACCCGATACTGTGCGGATGTTTACATTCAAATTAATGTTGCGAGCAGGATCAGTGGCACGTTGTGGTTGAACGC